TCTATATCCGCATCAAATGCAAAACTGTCATCGATCATAAAATCAATTTCTTCCGCGCTCAAATGTGGTTTAGTATTTTTATAATATTCTTTAACTAATACATCACGATCTACATCGTCATAATTAGTGTTCAGCCTCATATAGTCCTGCATAGTGCCGCCTGTTTCGCGCATGAAGTCTACCAGCTTGTTAATGCTTTCTGGTAGCTCAGGTTGTGCTGCAATCGGCTCAGGCTGTGCTATTTCTTTTTGTGGCTCACTTTCTTCGGTAATTTCTTTGATGACTGGTTCGGATACTTCTTCGACCACTTCTTCGCTATCTTCGGATGATTCATGTACATCCACTTCATCTGTGATTGGCTCTTGAACGGCATCTTTGTCTTCTTTAGGAATTACTACTCGTGTTACATTGCTAGGAACATCTACTAGTGGCTCTTTATTTTTAGCTGCTAATTGTTCGTCTGTTAGCTTTGGCCTAGATTTGATCTTAAAAGATCCTTCTGTTTTTTCACTCATGATATGATATTATATAATTATTGAATACTTATTTATTGAGGCATAAACTGAGACATATCCATGCCGCCCATAGCTCCTTGCCCTCCGTTCTCAAAATCCTTAGGTACACCTTTAGACTGTCTTTGTTCTATCATTTGACTTTGTTGCGTACCTTCTTTTTCTATTCTTTTTGCCTTAGCAGCATCCGCATTATCTTCTTTGGCTTTTAGTTGCTGAGCCTTCATTTGTTCTAATTGTAAGTTATACTGGAACTCGGTAGCCATTAATTCTTTTTTAATTTGTGCCTCAGCCTGCATTCTTTGCATTTCAAAGTTCGATTTAGCTTGTTCTATCGCTACTTTTTCTGCGGTTAAAGCTTGCTGCTTTTGCACTTCTGCCATTGCTGCTTTTTCAGAAGCCTCGGCGTTTGCCTGAGCTTGTGCCTGTATGTTTTGCTGCACTAACGCTTGTTCTCTTTCCTGCTTCTTTTTACGCTTAAGCTTTAACATTTCGTTAGCTAGCTTAAGATTTTTAATCTGATTAATATCTATTGAATCCTCGATATCAATCTCTTTTGTTTGTAAAGCAATCTGTATATTTTTCTGTAACTCAGCTCTTTCTTCATCATCCGGTTCCATTTCTAAAAATATACCAAAATCATGCAAATTAAGATTTTCAATCTCTTTCAAAGTCTCTACATTAAATGTAGATACACTATTCATTAAAGAGTTTTTAGTAAGAGGGAAGTTTAATACATCACTTATTTTGAGAGATATGTTTTCGCAGGTACTAAGGGTTAATTGCATACTGGCATCTTGTATATGCTTGGTAGCCGTATTTGAAGCATTAGCTGCCATTTTCTGCAACCCGACCAGTGCGTCCGCACTAGGCATAGCTCCATCGCGCGCTTCGTTTAATCCTGTTACATCTCTAATCATCTGCATATTATAATTGTATGCGGTAATTAAAGATTGTATCTTACCTATTCCTGATGAGCTAGATAACTCTTGTATAGGCACCTTACCTCTATTCATGTCGCCTTCTTGCGTCATTGACCTACCTACAACAGATCCTGTTTGGAAATACATATTCAATGCTTCCTGAGGATTATAATTTGTGCCGTTACCTAAATCAACTTCCGCTAGCCCGTCAACGTCTAAGAATACTCCATCTGGAACCATTCTTGAAAGCACCTGCTGTATTTTTAAATGAGTGAGCTGGATAACATCGGCAAACCCTATGCACTTACTTATAAGTGATTGAATAACCCCTTTATACATTCTAGGAGCACACATAGAGTAACTCATTTCAACTCTAGTAGTATCTGCTAATGGTCTAGTCATATTTTCAGACATTTCCCATTTAAGCATAATATCTGTGCCAATTACTTTTGCTCCCTCGTATAATACCTCAATTGACCTTGACACTCTATCAAAGTTATCATTAGGAGGGGGATTAAAAGCATCTGTTTTTTCAATAGCCTTTTCAAGTCCATTGTCTGTTTTCTTTATCTTAAATACTTGATCAGTATATGTCTTGTATTCAAAGTATAATATCTGTACAGTATTATAATCATAATTTTCGAATCCGCGAATCATTCTTCGATTCCCTGGATACTTTTGAATTCGCTCTAATTCTTCATTAGATATATTAGGAAATTCTTTTTTAAGCTCGGGTATTGTTACAGATTTAACTTCACCTACATAATATATGTCATCAAAGTTCGGATCTTCCGTATAAGACCACACGCAATAAGCTGGGTCCACATAATCAACAACAATCCCTTCCGCTGGATTAAAAGAAGTTTTTGTTATACCTATTCCTATGTTTACTAAATCCTGATTAACTCTTGATCTTGTCAAATGATATTCATTTGTAGCAAGCACTGTATTTATAGCTTCTTCTTCTGCTATTTCTATAGCGGGCTTGTAAGCAAGCTGCATGTGCAAGTCTCTTTCTTCTGTTGATTCAGGTAAACTAGCATCCGGTATTCCCGACCTGCTTAAATCATTTGGAATAATTTTACTGGCTATTGCTCGAGCATCTTGCGTCATCATGTCAAACATGATGTTTTCTGCATAATCTGTTCTTTTCTTTAAAGACTGTGGATCTTGGGCATAAGAAGTTATATCGTATTGTTTTTGAGTAATACCGTTAGCAACAATGTTTGAAAACTTTGAAAGTATTGGAACTGGCTTCCAGTCTAAATTAAGATAAGACAAATCGCCGTTAATAGCTAATTCATCTTTGTACTTTTGCACACTTTGCTCTCCTCTAGCATATAACCTAAGGTTATGAAAGTTATTCCAATTAGCAGCATATCTGTTTGACCCGGCACCGCCATAGTTAAACCACTCCTGCTCAATAGCCCTTGATACTTGTAACCCGTAATCAAGCGTAGCTTTTTCAGCATCGCTAACTACCTGATCAGGAAATGGACTATTAGTATTTGCACTTACATTCATTTATTATATTATTTTTGAAGTAGTTCCCTCGTTATTATATTTTTTAAATCCTAAAGAATATGTTTTTCTTTCTACCGTTGCTTTTGGATTGTACCTATGCTTATTGCAAGCCATTAAAGCTAAGCCTGAGCTTATTGATGCATCATGCTTTGTTCTATTATTTATGTCAAACTTAGCCCAATCTTGTAATGTTCTTTGTAAATAAACATCCCCGTAGCCATCTGTCTTTTCTCCTACAAAATCTTCTATGTATGTTTCAATAGCGGACGCATGCGCTTGTTTTATATCTTCGCTTGAATTGGGTATTCCACCTACTTCTCTTTCCGACACTGACAATTTATTATATGTTCTGTCCGGCCTGTTAATACTGAAGCCTCTGTAACCTCTTCTTTTTATATAATAGAGTAACCTTGGCTTATTGTTCTCAGCTAAGATAGGCATACCGTAAAATACCATAGCCATTAACACATCTTCAAAAAACATTTCAGCTGTTGATGGTCTTGCAATATATTCTAGAAAAAAATGGTTAGGAGGTGCATCCTCCATTGAAAACTTAGTTAATCCATGTAAAGCTCCGTTAGAGCCCCCGCCGCCAACGACACCACTAATATCGTAACTATCGCAACCAAAGGCACCCATGTGCTCATTTCCTGGATATTTGATGCCATTTTTTATTATTATATTATTTTGTTGTTCTTGATTTGGTACCCAAGTTATATAAAACCTACCATCTTTATTAGGGTAGAACATAACCTCTGTGTCTTTAATACCATTTTTCCATTGAAAGTTGCCCTTAGTAACCATTGTACTGTTTTTCAACTCTTCGTTATAATCTATCTGCTGATAGATTTTTGTTAAGTTAAATATAGATTGTTTTGATTCATCTCTGAATGCGTGCTGTTCTGTTCTTGGGAATTGACGGTAGTACTCATTTAATGCATCCGCATCATCTTTTAAACCTTCAACTTCATTCTCCCAATGATTAATAACACCTTCTTCTATAATATCCCCCTGAGGCCCTATGATCTCTTTCTTTGGTGTTTCAAATACCGGCCAACCGTATTGATCAATGAAACCTTCATAATTCCATTCCATTGGTATAAACAGCTTGTATAAACCGCTTTTTGTTTGACCATTTTTGTTCCTATTGTTTACGTCAGAACTATCGTATAATTTTTTAAAGTTTTTACCACCTTTATCTAAAGCATTTGATGTTGATCCCATCATACACTTACCTATAATTCTACTACCTAATCTTAAACAAGTTTTAGTTACTCGCCAGTTGTTAAGTATATTAGTAGGTCTTTCCCACTTGCCGCTTTCATCGTGTACT